ACCTCGGAAGAAGCCCCTGAAGAAGAAACGCAGAAGAAAACAAGAACTAACTATAAAAAACGATACGATGATTTAAAAAAGCACTACGATGAAAAGGTAGCTAGTTTTAAACAAAAAGAAGCTGAACTGACAGCAGCAGCGAATAGTAGAGGGGACTCTGACTACGCTCCGCCTAGAAGCCCAGAAGATCTTGAAGCGTTTAGACAACAATACCCTGACTTGTACGAGACTGTAGAAACTGTAGCGCACATGCGTACCGCAGAAGAAACAGAAGCTTTGCGTCAGCAGTTAAGTGTTCTTCAACAACGAGAACAAGGAATTGCACGTAAAGAAGCTGAAGCCTCTCTACAAGATCGCCATCCTGATTTTAATGAAATTAGGCAGGACGATAACTTTCATGCTTGGGCAGAGACTCAACCAGAGCAAATTCAAGGTTGGATCTACAAGAACCCAGACAACGTAGAGCTTGCAATCAAAGCTATTGATCTTTATAAGCTAGAAGCTGGCATCACTACTAAAAGCCCTAGACGTACTGCATCCAAGTCGCAATCTTCTGGATCTGCCGCAGACATGGTATCTACTCGAACAACTTCGGTAGACGCTAAAGAAGCAAAGATCTGGACTCGGAAAGAAATTAACTCTCTTTCTATGGCCGACTATGACAAGTATGAACAAGAAATAGATCAGGCCATTATGGAAGGAAGAGTTGTTTCTTAAAACTTTTAACTCTTTTTATATAAGGAAACATTATCATGGCTAAATTTCAAACAGGCAGCAATGGTTCTGCCACAAGTAACTTTGACCTCGGTGGAACAGGTCAAGGCAACGGTTTCTTCTTACCAGAAGTCTACTCGAAAAAGGTACAAAACTTTTTCCGTAAAGCTTCGGTAGTTGAAGCAATTACAAACACTGACTACGCAGGCGAAATCTCTACGTTCGGTGATTCTGTAAACATTATCAAAGAACCAACTATTAATGTTCATGCTTACACTCGTAATGCTGATACTACTGAAACTCCTTTAACTGACGAAGAACTTGTAATGGTTGTTGACCAAGCTAACGCATTTAAATTTATTGTAGATGACATTGAAACTAAAATGTCTCACGTAAACTTTAAAGAAGTTGCTTCGTCTTCAGCAGCATACGCTCTTAAAGATGCGTTTGATACAAATGTCTTAGCAGCTATGTTTGCAGGCGTATCTGCATCTACCCCAGATCATATTGTGGGCGCTGATGCAGGTACAAATGAAAACACTATTGCAGGAGCAAACACAAACAGCAAGCCAGTAGATATTACTGGTACTGATGCTGTAGATCCTCTTGATTTAATGGCTAACTTAGCATTAAAACTTGATGAAGCTAATGTACCAGAAGAAGGACGTTACTTTGTAGCTTCTCCTGCATTCTATGAGCAACTAAGTCAGTCAGGTTCTAAGTTAATGTCTGTAGACTTTAACGCAGGACAAGGCTCAATCCGTAATGGATTAGTAAGCTCTGGTAAATTGCGTGGCTTTGATATGTATAAGTCTAATAACTTACCTGCAAAAACTCAATCAGGTGTAGTTGATCAGATTTTAGCAGGTCATATTTCTGCTGTAGCAACTGCTCAAACAATCACCAGCACAGAGGTTCTTCGTGATCCTACTAGCTTTGGTGACATTTGTCGAGGCTTACATGTCTTTGGTCGTAAAGTATTAAGACCAGAAGCATTAGCAAAAGCTTTTATTGCTATTGACTAATAATAAAATTAAGTGCGAGGGGTGTAAAAGCCCCTCAATCTTTAAGGAGTAACAATGTCTAAACCACATAATATATTAGGAACATCTAATAAACCAGTAAGTGTAAAAATGAGAAAAGTAGTAAAGCTAAATGCTTCTTCATATGGCGGAGATGCAAGACAAAATTATAATGATAATTACGACAGAATTTTTAATAGCACGAAGAAAACAAAAGAGGCTAAGTAAATGGCAAAGACGTTTTTAGAACTTACAAATATTATTCTTCGTGAAATGAATGAAGTAGCCTTGACTGCAAGCTCGTTTGTAAATGCAGTAGGCATTCAGCAGCATATAAAAGACTGCATAAACAGATCTTATTTAGATATTATATTAGACGAACCTCAATGGCCTTTCCTTGCTGTAGCAGAAAGCGGAGCATCAGACCCTATGTACGGTAACGTGTCTGTAGACACTGTAGCTGGTACACGCTGGTACGAACTCAAAGCATCAAGCAGCTCGGTTCAAGACGACTATGGCTCTATTGATTGGGATAATTTTTATCTTACTACAGTAGGCGTAGGCGGAGAAACAGCTCCCTACGTTTCTAAGAACCTGCATTTTGCAACTACAGAAGATTGGACTCGCTTTAGACGAGAAACAGAAAACGCAGACGATGCAGACCAAGCGGTAGGTGGCGAGCCTACGCACGTTATACGCAGTCCAGACTCTAGGAAGTTTGGCCTTAGCCCTATCCCCGATAAAGCTTATAAAGTATGGTTTTTTGCGTGGACGCAACCTACAGAGCTTTCTAACTATACTGATACTCTTGTCGTACCAGACACTTATACTAACGTAGTTTTAGCAAAAGCTCGTTACTACTGTTGGCAGTTTAAAGACAATCCTCAAGCAGCTTCTTTTGCTTTGGAAGACTATTTAAAGTCATACGATCAAATGCGTTCTAATTTACTAGAACCTACGCCTACTTACATTACAGACGACAGAGTGAGATTTATTTAAGATGGCGCAAACGCAACCGTTTGGCTTTGCTTGTAAAGGCGGCCTTGACATTAATAAAAGTCAGTTTATGCTTCAAGCTGAGGCAGGCACGGCTGTAGAGCTAACTAATTTTGAAATAGATACTGATGGTGGTTATAGAAGAATAAACGGTCATGAAGGCATTGGCTTAACTGCTGGCACAAACAAAGGCAGGATAGTAGATTATACAGATTCAAATGCTATAAGAACAGACAAGATATTAGGCATTACAGGCTACGCTGCTGGAGGCGTTGCTGCTTCAGGCACTAACTTATATTTTGTATCGAGAGCAGATTCTGGCACTTCGTGGGTTCCGTTAAACAGAATATCATCTACGTCAACAATTAGTTATTCTGGGCATACACACTTTCTATCAAATAATCCAAATCCTAGAACAAACCAAGAAAAGATTCATTTTAAACACTTTGAAGGCTCTTTAGCTGGCAACGGATCGCTTGTTATTTGCGATGGCGTAAACGATCCTGTAGTTGTTGAAATAACAGGAGGCAGTAATCACGCTATAAATTCTTTATCAAGAACTTATGCCTACACTGAAATTCCAGTAGGCAGAGCAAGAACTGATGCTGACAACAACATACATCCTCAGTTTTCTGAAGTGCATCAAACAAGATTATTATTATCAGGAGATCCTAGTTCTCCTAACACAGTTTACTACTCAGCTCCTAATTTCCAAAATACAGATGTTTGCAACGGTGGCTCTTTTATAGTTGAAGATAAAGTAACAGGTCTTAAATCGTTTAGAGGCGATGTTATTATCTTCTGTGAAAGCAGCATACATAAAGTAACAGCTTTTGGAGATGAGGCTAATCAAACAGTTCAACCTATTTCAAAAAATATAGGTTGCCTTGATTTTCAGACTATTCAAGAAGTAGGCGGTGACTTAGTGTTCTTAGCTCCTGACGGAATAAGAACTCTTGCAGGCACAGAAAAAATAGGCGACACTGAATTAGGGTCTGTAAGCCGCCAGATACATACTTTAGTTAGAGACAACATTGTAAAAAAATTAAATACTTTAACACTTGCAAGCGTAGTAATAAAAGAAAAAGCGCAGTATCGTTTGTTCTACACAAAAAAAACTGGAGAAGATCCGTCAGGTAGTAAAGGAATAATTGGAACTATTACAAACGAAGGCTTTGTGTGGTCAGAGACTTTAGGCATACAATGCACTGCTATCGAATCTGTGTTTGATCCTGTCACTGGACTAGAGACAGTTTATCATGGCGACAAAGATGGCTATATTTATACTCATGAGGTTGGAAATGATTTTTATAATGCAGGCACGAAAAAAAATATTTTTGCAGCTTATAAGACACCTTTCTTAGATTTTGGAGATGCGGGAACAAGAAAGACTTTAAACTACTTAAAGATTTCAATGCGTCCAGAAGGGAACGTCCAGCCTACTTTGCGTATACGATATGACAACTCAGTAGCTCACATACCACAGCCTGACAACATAATAATGAACACGGTTCCTGCTCCTGCTGAATTTGGAGTAGCTGTTTTTGAAAACGCACCAAACGTAGCGGGCAATATTTATGGCGGCACAGCAGATCCTTTAGTAAGGCAGTCTGTTCAAGGGAGCGGCTATACAATGAACTTTAGATTGTTTAGCGATGACAATAAAGACTCTTACACAATTAACGGCATATATGCGGATTACTATCCGTCTGGAAGGAGATAAAATAAAATGGCAGGATATTCACAAATAACGTCATCCACTGACTCAGGTTTAGTAGCTGGAGGCATAATACAGCATACTTTATTTAGAGAAGAATTTACAGCAATAGTAAATGCCTTTAATGCTACTACAGGCCACACACATGACGGCACTGCTGGCGAAGGCGGCATTATAACTACGCTGCGTTCAAACCCTTTGACATTTGGTGCTGTCGATACAAATGACGTAGTTATTACGTTTGAAGGCGGAAGCGGCAATGACGGTGTTCTTACTTGGGATCAAAGCGCAGACAAGTTTATATTTGGAGATACTGTAAGAGTTTCAGGCAATCTTGAAGTAACAGGCACTGCTGATTTTGGAGAATCTAACTTTACAAATGTAGGCAGTATTGCCCTTGATAGTATTACAGGCGATGACGATCCAAACACCTCTATAACCTTCTCAGGCTCTGACGTAATTACAATGAAAACAAACGACACTACTAGATTTGTTGTAAACAATACAGGCGTTGCCGTTACAGGCACATCAACGCTAACAGGCGCAACGACAGTAGACGGAGACTTGACTGTCTATCATGAAGACTCAGACAGCAACGCAAACGCTAACCCAACCTTAACGCTCCAAAGAAAAACAAACGGTGCAAATCCTCAAGTCAACGATAACTTAGGACAAATTAT